CCTCTTTCTGAGTCTTTGGTTCCCAGATAGCACCTTTACCATACTTCTTAAGAATATTATTCTTAACTGTTTGGAGTGCCTTCTTACTGTTCTCTTCTGACTTCTTCTTCTCAGCATCTGTCTGTGGTTTCCTAGGAGGATTCTTCCTCTCAGGTTCTTTCCATGTACCACGTTCTAATGCTTTGTCACGCATATGATCGTAACCTTCCTCAGGTACATACTCCTGAGCTAGCATTGCATAGTTAACAGCCTTACCTTCTCTCTCTTTCTTCTTCCGTACTGCGTCCTTATGACGTTTGACACCCTTCTTTATCTCTCCACCTATAGAATACCCTGCGAGACTTTCTACCTTGTATGCAGGAACCTTTGCCCCTTTGACACCACGACGCTCTTTGTGTTCTTTTCTACGTTGGTCAATTGCCTTACCCCTTTTATTTTCAGGGTCAAAGAATGCTGGTTCACCGTGACCTGGTCCTTTTCTTCTATAATTTCTTATAGATGCTTTACCATAATCGGAACGACCTTTGTCAACCTTTGCTTCATTAACGTCAGACATACTAGCCTCCAACAACTTGGACTTGTTCTACAACTACACCACCAGAACCTGATCCTGCGGTTAGTTTAACTGCTCTTGATACCTGAGGAATGTTTCCTGCAGTAGCATCAGCAGCAGATAATGCATAGTCACCTGATGCAGAGGATGCATCTATATCTGTTGTAATTGTTGTAGCAGTAGCTGATGCAACTTTCTTTCCTGAAGATGCAGCAGACTCAAATGCAGCAACGAAACCATCTGTATCTCCACCATCTACGGTTTGGATATAGTCATTAGCACTAAATGTATGTCTACCACCATTTGAGTATCCTTGGATAGTCAATACAGTTGGGTTAGCATCGGTAGCAGCAGCTATCTTTGCGTGCTTTGGTTTACCACAATAAACTAATATTGCTTCACCAGCAGCAAGTGTAATTGCTGGACCTGCGTCTACTTGGATACTTGATGCTGCTGCACAGTAACATCGAATAACTCCAGTTTTGACCACAATATATCCCGTCCCTGCGGCTGAGATTGTTTGTGTATCTAATACATTTAATACTGACATTGTTGCCTCTCTAGGTATTACCTATCTACAGTGTTATTTATCTTGCTTTGACTTTAGAAATTTTGCCAATTCTGCTGTGCTACCCACAAACATGGTGTTGTTAGTGACCTCTGTGTTTCTGGATGCCTTTGGATTTTCTATATCATTTACTTTTTTATGCAGATCAGCAAGTTTGTCTGCAACGTCGCCAACATGTTTAATCAACTGCCCTGCAACTTCATAGGCTCTAGGTTGATCTGATTGTTGTGCAACATCTAATATACCATTAACAGCTTCTTGACCTTTCTCTACAAGATTGTACAACTGTCCACGAGTATACTCGTAGTCTTGTTTGAGTTGTTCTTGTATTGGTTGAGCAACGTCGCTGCGTTTAACGCAACCACCTTCATTTTTAACGATCTCTGTTCCAACATCGAGTGCTTGCTCAATGCCTTCGAACATCTTACTCGTCTGCTCCTGTTGTTGGGTTTCTTGACTTTCCATCAGTCCATTCCGATTTTAGTTCATTAAATCCAAAGTCATCGTCTGCTTCTACTAAAGCGTTGTCTGCAGCATCTATCTTCAGAACTCCTGCACCACCTGTATGTGTTGCAATAGTACTACCATTGTATCCACGACTAACGTGTAATGTAGTACCCACTACTCTAGTTATATGCATAACTTCAGTATCTACTTGGAACTCATCTCCAACTGCAAGATCTGCAACTGAAGCAACCTCAAAGATACCGTCATTAAGATCGATACTATTAGTAATTGTAGTGACTGCAGCACCAGTACGATCAACAAGTGATCTTGGTGTAGCAGTGTACCTTACTTCTCTCGGAGCAGTAACCACTGAATCCGTAGCGTAATCGACGATTGCCTTCTTGATAACATCTCCAGACTTGTCTTGTACAGGACCATACAGATATGTCTTAGCAATAAACTGTAAGGTATAAATCAAAGTTCTGCGAGTATCATAATCACCTTCATACTGATCATCGTACTGAACATCAGTTAGAGTGATAGGGTAGTCCCTCTTTTCACCTAAGGAAGGTACCAAGTTCATAGTTATATTAAAACTTGGTTGGAAGAAAGGAAGAATCTGCTCAAGAATCTGAAGTGAATCATCCTGATTCTTAGCGAGAATTGCCAACTCAAAATTTATATTATATGGTATTGGCATGAACCCTTTATTAGTGGTTGACCCACTTTGGTGTCTGATATACTGTGTCGGTGCAACCTTACGAGTTGCATCATACTGTATACCAGTTATCTCAAAAGAGATACGAGGTAAAGTAAGTTGTACCTGATCCTTTGTGCTGAGATCTCCTACTTGGCGTAACCTAGCAAGAAACTTTTGCTTAGGACCATATGCCAGAGGAACTTTCATCACCTCAGTTTTAGAACCTGACGTACGTCTAAGCTCTATGTTGTTAAATAATGTACCAAATCCGACAACTGTCTTCTTGATAATCTCGTGGTATGAATAAGTTCCTAACATTAGATACTACTTCCTTTATTTCCAAACTCACCAAAGGGGTTGCCTTGGGTGAAATCAATAATAGCGTCTGATTGAGTTTCGAATGTAGCATTCGCATCAAACTCACTATTAACATTATTTATTGTATTATATGTAGCAGTTGTCCAAGCTGCCCCTGAAGTCTGCCCTGTGAGGGTCTCAGGCACCGTAAAGATACCTGTACGATTGTATACCTGTATCTGGTTAGTTGCTGCATCAAAGGACTTAACCTCAGCAGATACATTAGATGTACCACCAGTAATAGTTTCACCAACGGTGTATGTACCAGTACCACCTGCGACTAGGTTGACTGCTATAGCATTTGCAAAGTTTGTTTCTATTGCATCTACAGCAGCAACACCAGTATCGATATCCTCGTCGCTGTATTCGAACAACTCACAGCGTAATCCCCATACATATTGCTCACCTAATGTATAGAAAGGAACTTCGTGCTCTACGAATTGTATCTCAAATGTTTTATTTGCTAATGGTAGATGAATTAGATCACCCTCATTAGGTCTACCTTCTACAATAAGAGTAGCATTATCATCTACTGCTGCTGTGAATCTCCTCTTGGAAATAACGAAGGTAACTTGGTCCTGAATTCTGACTCCAAATTTAGAAAAGATATCACCGTCACCACGAAAACCACCAGCATCTTCGATATAAACTTCCACCTCAAAGGCACCTTCGAATTTTGAGAGCGTGTCTTCTCCAAATACTCCATCTTCTTTTACCAATGTTCTAGGAATGTAATAGACGTTCTTTCCAAACATCTTAATCTGCTCATCAACAAGGTCTTGTGTTAACCCTTGTTCACCAGCAGTACCTTGTGTGAAATAAGTATTGGTAGCCATGTTATCCTATCATGTCTAATGGTGGAGTCTCCCATGTAGTGCGTAATGACTCATCAAGGTTCTTTAATTCCTCAACAGCATCATTATAAATCATCTCTCCATTGAGAGTAACACCACCAGGCATCTGAACATTTTGGAACTTGGTCATATTCTGACCCCACTGCTTCTTAATCTTAGCAGCACAATAGTCTTTAACCCACATCTGGTTATATATTTCTGTCCATGTAGTAGGATCTAATGCTCTCCAACATTTGATAACAATGTATTGGTCTTCTAATGAATCTTCTGTCCAGTCAAAATCTATGTAAAGACGATTCTGTACTGTGGAAAATCTTATTGGTTTTAGTCCCTCAAGAATCCAATCGATACTTGATAAGTGAGACTGAATCATATAGTAATGATAGAACTGTGTAGATGTAAAATCATACAAGTCATTAAGTCTTAACTGATAACGAATATCAAACATATTCCTAGTACCCTTATCAGTAAATCCGAAGAGACCTTCTACGGAAATAACATGATCTGGTACTGAAAGATAGTTTGTTTGCTCACCCCATGCTGTAGTACCATCTACACCTGTAGAAGCTGTAGATGCTTTACCTGCAGCAATCTCAGCAGCAGTGAATTTATGCTTTAGATATACTCTCTCAGCACCATCGTAATGAAACTGTTGGAATTTCTGAATAGTATAATCTATTGCGTCATCAACCTGATCATCAGAGACGTTGATCTCTAATACAGGTTTGCCCAATTTGCGTAGGGCATATTCTTTAAGAGTTGCTTTTGAGTTTGGTGATGCCATTTACTTATAGAGCAGCGATTCTGAGTTTAAATGCAGCGAAGTCTGCGGACGCAGCAACCTCAGCTTTGAGAGTAGTTAATGTAATTGTCTCTGCCTGAAGTGCAGAGTCAGCAGTTGCACCTTGTGCAGCAGTAGCGTATGCAGTGCTTGCAGTGGTAGCAGCAGATCCAAGTCCAAGGGTTGTCCTTGCAGCAGCAGCGTCTGCGTCATCAATTAGAGTGCCACCGAATGTACTTACAGCAGACGCAGCGAGTGCGTTGTCAGCAGTAGTACCCTGTGCAGCAGTAGCGAAGTCACCTGTAGCAGCAACAGCAGCAGTTCCAAGACCAAGAGTGGTTCTGGCAGCAGCAGCATCTGCATCATCAATTAGAGTTCCACCGAAGGTGCTAACAGCAGAAGCATCAAGTTTTCCAGTTATACCTGCTACCACACGAGCATCAGCACGAGCGTTAGTGTAATATAGATTTGATCCTTCTGTTAGATCCCCAGTATCAGCAGCAGCAATTCTTGCATCTGCTCTAGCATCTGTGTAGTATAGATTGGTAGATCCTTCTGATAGATCATCAGTGTCAGCAGCAGCAATTCTTGCGTCTGCCCTAGCATCTGTGTAGTAAAGATTGCTTGATCCTTCTGCAACTGTATCAGTATCACCCTGAGTATATGTCAATACACCAGTGGTAGAATTGTATGCTAGTTGTGTGCTGTTCTCAGAGATTGCAGCTCTTGCTCTAGCAGTTGTGTGATATAGGTTAGAGGATCCTTCAGATAGATCGTCAGTATCAGCAGCAGCAATTCTTGCATCTGCTCTAGCGTCTGTATAGTAAAGGTTTGTTCCCTCAGCAAGGTCAGCAGTGTCATGGTTAGACAGTGACGCAATAGTAGTTGGTGTAGTATATGAAATAACACCAGTGCCACTGTTGTATGCTAGAGATCCACTAACACTGATATGACCACGAGTCCTAGCAGCAGTAGTGAATAGATTTGTTGATCCCTCAGTGATGTTGTCAGAATTAACATCTGCCTGAGTAACAGATAGTGTGTATGTATTAGCACCATCATCATAGACCTTAGTAACACCTGTACCAGCAACGATAACAGCATTTAGTCTGTCATCTACACGCTCATCTGTATAGTAAAGGTTTGATCCTTCTGCTAGATCATCTGTATCATGGTTGGATAGAGATGCAATAGTAGTTGGAGTTGTGTATGAGAATACACCAGTAGATGCGTTGTATGCTAGAGATCCAGTGGCACTTACATGTCCACGAGTCCTAGCAGCAGTTGTAAAGAGATTAGTAGATCCTTCAGTTACGTTGTCAGTATTGATGTCTGACTGAGTAACAGTGAGTTCACCACCACCAGACAACGCAATACCTGTTCCGTAGGTAAAGTGTGTCCTTGATCGAGCAGCAGTGGTGAACAGGTTGGTCGATCCTTCAGTAACGTTGTCTGTATTAATATCTGCTTGAGTAGTGCTTAACGTTAAGATGTTACCTGCATCATCGTAGGTAGCAGTAATACCTGTACCACCAGTAATTAGAGCATCAACTCTGTCATCTACACGCTCGTTAGTAAAGTATAAATTAGTTGATCCTTCTGATAGTGCATCAGTATCATGGTTAGCAATACTACCAACCTCTGACTGGTTATATGTGATGTTACCAGTAATGGTTAAGTTACCCTGTACCTCAAAGTCAGTAGTTGACTTAAAGTTATTAACTGTTAAGGTGTTTGTACTTGGGTTGTATGTAAGGTTACTTGAGTCAGTTCTGATTTCAGTGTTTCCAGTAGTTGCAGAAACGAAAGTAGGATAGTAAGTAAGGTTAGAAGAACCAGTCTCAGTAATATTAACTAGACTTGCAGTGTCTGCATTACCTGTCAACGCACCAGTTACGTTACCCGTAATCTGTCCCGTTACACCGAGTGTGCCACCGATGGTAGAGTTACTCGTTACATCAAGAGTATTTGTTGTTGTTAATCCTGCGAATGTTGCAGCACCAGAAGTAGAGTTAAGAGTAATCTTATCTGTACCAGATCCATTCTGAAGTTTTAATGTCTTAGTAGATCCTCTTAGTACAATATTATCTTTAAAGAGTGATGTACTGTTCTGTGTGATAGTTCCACTGAAGGTTGAGTTACCATCTACATTCAGAGTAGTATCAAAGTCAACTGCACCTGTTACAGTAAGGTTGTCAGTGATATTTGTGGCACCGTTGACATCCAATGTACCGTCAACAGCAGTGTTACCAGTAGCACCTGCAACTGTAAATTTGTCGGTGTTGATGATTAAAGAACCATCCATTGTGACACCTGCAGAAGTTGTCAAACTTGTAGCAGAGATCGTTGTTAATGTTGTCAGTCCAGTAACATTTAATGTTCCACCAAAAGCACCATTACCAGTAGCACCGTTTAAGGTGATCGTAGTACCTGCGTTAGGACCAATGAATAGATCAGAACCGATGTATACATCTTCATCAACAGTTGCACCACCAGCAGTTACCATCAAAGCAGCGTTAGCAGCAAGAGATGTTGGGTTTGTGTTATTTGTGAGAGATGTAAGTCCTGTGACTCCTAATGTGTTGGTAACATTTGTTGCTCCATTTACATCAAGAGTTCCTTGTATATCTGTGTTACCTGTTGCTGAAGCAACTGTAAATTTATCTGTGCCATTATCTAACTGAATCTTAAAGTTCTTATTGTCAGCATTCAGTATAAGATTGTCTTGGAATGTTGCAACACCATCAACGTTTAAAGTTGTATCTAAGTCAACTGCACCAGTTACATTAAACTGATCGTCAATAGTTGTTGCACCCTCTACATTAAGAGTACCCTGTATATCTGTGTTACCATTATCAGTATCAACACTGAAGATTGTAGCAGCAGATCCAGTCTGTACAGAGAATAATTTATTATCTGCCTTGACTGTAAGAGCATCAGTAATAACAGTTAACGCATCAACATCTAATGTTCCATTGATAGTTAAGTTATCATCGACTATGGTCTCACCAGAATTAGAATCTAAAGTAAGAGCACCAGAGGATGTATCAATCTCAGATGAAGCAGCAACACCAATTCTGATGTTGTCAGCAGTAATATCTGTAGAAGTGATTGCCTGATTAAATGTTACAGTACCAGTGAATGAATGCTGATCACCAGAGTTATCACCGATAGTAGCATTTCCATCTACCTGTAGAGTTCCATCTATCTCAGCGTTATCTGTAATATGAACCTTACCACCATCAGAATCTAATATTAGATTTCCAGAAGTAGTACTGATTTCATTAGCAGCATCAACACCGATCTTAATATCATCAGCAGTGATGTCTGTAGATGTGATTGCTTGGTTAAACTGAACTGTACCAGTAACAGAGTGTGAATCTCCTGAAGCATTACCAATAGTTGTGTTACCATCAACCGTTAATGTTCCATCTACCTTAGCATTTCCATCTACGTTTAAATTATTATCTACATCAAGGTCATCAGTTACATTAACTGTACCACCGTCAGAATCAAGGATTAAATTACCAGAGGTAGTACTAATCTCAGTAGCAGCATCAACACCGATCTTAATATTATCAGCAGTGATATCTGTAGAAGTTATTGCTTGGTTAAAGGTAACTGTACCTGTAACAGTGTGCTGATCTCCCGATGCATTACCAATAGT